AGTCTGGTACAGGCAAAACCTGCTCACTCGCCTCCCTAGCCGATGCTGGCTATAACGTCCGCATCCTGGACCTCGACAATGGCATTGATGCTCTCAAACACCTACTGGTTGATCCCAAGTCCAAGTACTCACGTGAGGCTGCAGCCCGTGTGGATGTCCAGACGATTACGGAAAAGATGCGTAACGTCCAAGGTCGGTGGGTCCCCGCAGCTGCGACTGTGTGGGATCGCGTTGGTCGTATCCTCACAGAATGGCGCATCAATGATGTTCAGACGCTTGGCAATATCGGAACCTGGACCCCAGGGGATGTACTCGTGGTAGATAGCCTGACCTACCTCTCCCTCGCAGCTCTGAACTTCCACCAGGCCATAAACGGCCGTCTGGGCCAGATCCCCGAGGGCTTCATAGGCATGAAGGACATCGGCAGCGCCCAGGCCCTAGTGGAGCGCCTACTCCAGGCCCTCTACGCCGAGCAGATCCGCTGCAACGTCATAGTTATCAGTCACATCACCTACGCAGAGGATAAGTCCGCCCCTCAAACCCTAGATCAGAGCGGCACCCCTCAGCCGCGCCCAACCCACGGCTACCCCAGCTCCATCGGAGCGGCCCTATCACCTCGCGTGGGCCGTTACTTCAACTCAGTCCTAATGACCGAATTAGTAGGGAGCAAGCTAACGCTCACCACTAAGACTAAGGGCATAGTGGCTCTGAAAAACACTGCGCCCCTCCGCGTGCCTACCAGCTACCCCGTCGAAACCGGGCTAGCCCAATACTTTGCCGCAGTGAAAGGAGACTTAGATGGCAAGAGCACCAGCCAAACAAGCGCATCCGCAGCCTAGCACAACAGGAGCACAGTCCATGGACACCACCGACTTTCGCGACCTCCTCAGCAAACCCCTCGACGAGGTCCAACGGCCTAAAAGTCTTCCAGTGGGAACGTATGAGGGCATTGTGGCGAGCTATCGCTATGACAAGTCTGGCACAAAACAGACTCCCTTCGTCGAGTATACCATCCGACTCACTGGCCCCGGCGACGGTATGGACCCCAATGAGCTCGAAGGAATTGACGTATCCAAGCGCCAGCTCCGTAAGACCTTCTACATTACCGAGGACGCCATGTGGCGCTGCAAAGACTTCCTCGAGAAGATCGGCGTTGAGATTGCGGGTCGTAGTTTCGGTGAAACCATCCCCGAGGCAGTCAACCGCGCCGTCCTCCTCCACACCACGCGCCGCGCCAACCCCAACAAACCAGGCGAGTTCTTCGACGATGTAGGCGAAGTAACAGCCGCCTAGTCCCCGAGCTTGGAGGCGCCTCATGCTGCGAGGTATGAGGGCGGTGACTCACCCCGCGCAACCGCCTCTGAGAGCCCCCCCAGCCTTCGGCGAACCCCTACCCCCTGGCTGGGGGGTCCTTATGGGACAGGATTGCGCCAAGGGGCGCGATTCCAGCTCATTCACGTTTTGTTCTACCATAGGCAACAAAAATGCTGACGCGCCGTTTCTTCCTCCAGGGCCTGATTGCCGCTCCAGCCATCGTCCCAGCTGCCAGCCTCATGCCCGTCCAGCTCGTGCCCCTAGACTGGAGCAACGAGGGCTCATTCACCATACTCTACCCCACTTTTACCCTCGACCAATACTCCCAGCGCATCCTTCGCCCTACCATCAACGACATCACCCGCGAGGCAGCCAGGCTATTCTGCAACACCAACTTATTCCTTCAGGACCTAGACACCCACTACGAGGAGCTATTCAATGAAGCCAGACCGCGTAGAACGAGTACTAATCTCCGAGATCAAGGTGGGAGACCGCCAACGCTCCGACTTAGATACGGCCCACAGTAGGGGTATAGGTTCACTAGAAGACTCCATCCGCACGAGGGGCCTCATCAACCCCATCACCATCGACCAGGACTACAACCTAATCGCGGGAGGCCGCCGCCTCGCCGCCTGCAAAAAGCTAGGCCATCCCAGCATCCTATGCCGCTTCATCGAGGACCTAGACCTCATCGAGCGCCAAATCATAGAGCTGGAAGAGAACGTCAAGCGCTCTGACCTCAGCTGGCGCGACCAAGTGCGCGCTGTCAAACGCCTTCACGACCTCCACTGCGAGGAGAGGGAGACCTGGACTCAGCGCGACACCGCCGACGCCGTAGGGCTGGCTTACGGGACCGTCAGTCAGATCTTGCGCGTGGCCGAGGACCTAGATCATCCCCGCATCGAGCACGCCAACTCCTGTGAGCAAGCCTACAACGGCCTAAAGCTCATAGACCAGCGCCGCCATGAGACAGTCCTGTCAAGTGTGCGCGATGCAGCCAGGCACGTGATGACACGCCTCCACATGGTGGCGAGTGCCGATGGCACTACCCACCTCAAGGAGATGGACCCCCTCCCAACCAGGGCCGAGCCCCCACCGAGTCTCCTCAACGCTAACTTCCTGGAGTGGGCCCCTGCCTACTCTGGACCTCGCTTCAACTTCATCCACTGTGACTTCCCCTATGGCATCGAGTTCAACAAAGGACCGCAAGGTGGTAGAGATAAGGATGCACGCTACAGCGATACGGCTGACGTCTACTGGACTCTCTTGGAATGTCTATGCACCAACCTTGACCATCTCATGGCAACCAGTGCCCATCTTATGTTTTGGTTCAGTATGGAGCACTACACAGAAACGCTCGCCTACTTCGCAGCTCGTGCTCCAAGTCTGCAGTTCCTTAGACAACCGCTGGTCTGGACCAAGAGTGATAACGTGGGTATTCTGGCCGACCCCAGACGACGACCTCGCAATACTTACGAGACTTGCCTCATGGCCGCGCGCGAGGACCGGCCCATCGTCAAGTCCGTAGCCAACTGGTACAGCGCGCCGACCGACAAGCGCTACCACCCATCCACCAAGCCCGAGCCCATGCTGCGCCACTTCATGCAGATGTTCGTGGACGGTACAACCCGCCTCCTCGACCCGACCTGCGGCTCCGGTGCCGCACTACGCGCAGCAGAGAGCCTAGATGCCCACCAGGTCCTAGGCCTCGAGCTAGACCTCGAGTACTACGAAAGCGCCTTGATCGCACTCAAGAGCTTTCGCACTATGCGTCAGTTCCATTCCCAACATAGGAGCCCTCCATGAGTACTTCCGACTACCAAAACACCGCAAACCTCCGCCGGCCCATCCTGGGCCAGGCCATCCCCAAAGAGCAGCCAGCCCTCATCGACACCGAGGTCCACCTCAAGATGATGTCAGAGTTAGAGAAGCTCCGCTTTGAGGTGGACGAGCTCCGCAAGCTCAAGCCGCGCGCCTACAGCACCGAGCAATGGAACGTCCTAGTCCGTGACTCCGTGGCTCGCGTCATCGACCTAGAGAAACTCAAAGCTAAGGACTACGCCACCAGCGCCGATAGGCTAGCTACCATCAGGGGTATAGCCCGCGAGCTAGACCTATCCATGATGACCGTCTGGGCGGTCCTAGCTGGTAAGCATTGGCGCGCCATCGTAGGTCACACCCAGGGCGCCCAACAGAACGAACCAGTAGCTAGCCGCGTAGACGACCTCCTCGTCTATCTCCTCCTCTACAAAGCCATCCTCCAGGAGGAGGAGCCCCAGCCATGAGGAGGATCAGCACTATGCAAATGGGCTATTTCTTCATCGGAATGGGCGCGGTACTGATAGCTTTTGGTTTCACCCTCATAATGGCACCTTAGATGCACCAACCAGCCCAACCATTCGCCCACTCCTCCGGCCCTAAGACCGCGAAGGTCGCCCTCGTAGGCGAGGCCTGGGGCCGGGAAGAGGAGATGGTAGGGCTGCCCTTCGTAGGCCAGGCCGGCCAAGAGCTTACCCGCGAGCTCAGCGAAGCGGGGATCGACAGGGCCAGGTGTTTCCTAACGAATGTCCTGGCCCTGCGACCTCCCTCCAACCAACTCGACGCCATCTGCTGCCGCAAAGCAGACGCAGGCGCCTACTACCCACTGAAACCGCTCAGCCTGGGCAAATACCTACATCCACAGTACCTCCCTGAGCTGACGCGCCTAAAACAGGAGCTTGATCATGTCCAACCTAACCTGGTCATTGCGTTGGGAGGTACCGCTACTTGGGCACTCCTCAATCATCCTCAAATTGGTTCAATTAGAGGCACCGTTGCCCAGTCTACATTGGTCCCCGCGCTCAAAGTGCTGGGTACTTACCATCCCGCCGCAGTCCTCCGCAATATTGCATACAGACCCATCTGTATCGCCGACTACAAGAAAGCTGTACGTCAAAGTCAGTTCCCAGAAATCCGGCGACCTGAGCGTCTCATCCTCGTTAACCCAACCCTCGAAGAAGCTGACGCATACGCCGGGCATCTACTGAGGGCCCCGCTCCTCAGCATAGACATAGAGACATTCCGTGGCCAGATCAAAATGGTGGGTTTTGCAGGCAGCCTTAGCTGCGCTATGGTCATACCTTTCGTCGACCTCGCCCGTGGAGGATCCTACTGGCCCACCCCCGCCCAAGAGCTATACGCATGGGGTATTGTACGTAGGCTGCTGGAATCCCCAGTCCCCAAGCTCTTCCAAAATGGGCTCTACGACCTCCAGTACTTCATCAGGATGGGCTTCCGGCCCCGAGCTTGCACCCATGACACCATGCTCATGAGCCACGCCCTTTACCCCGAGCTGCAGAAAGGCCTCGGCTTCCTGGGCTCAGTCTGGACCGACGAGCCCGCCTGGAAGCTCATGCGCTCGTCAAAATCGACGGAGACCAAGAGAGATGAATGATCCTGTGTGGATCATCGCAGCCATTCGAGGCGGTCACCCTTCCAGGTGTGACTTCTGCAACAAGCCCTACATCAAGGGAAAGTGCTGGCCCATCCCCGAGGAGGCGGGGGCGTGGTCTTGTAACGAGTGTGAAACCAAACCACCACATCCAACCGACAAGAGGCGCATTAAGAAGCCAGCTTGTTCATGATTTGTTCTGCTATAGGCAATAAAAAATCTGGAGCCTCCTCCCCATGCGCAGCCAGCTACCCCTCTACATCCTGTTGACCGCCGCCATCGCATCCAGCTGGGTGACAGCCTACGCTAACCGCAAACAGCACAAAATCATCCACTCTTACGAGATAATGGTAGACGAGCTCATCAACCATACCGACCAGGAGATTGACCTCCTAAATAGGTGCAACGCAATACTGCATAGGGAGCAAAGCCTATGAGACTAGTCATTGTTGAGTCCCCCTACTCGCGCGGCGACCTCCTCGAAAACCTGCGCTACGCGCGCGAGTGTATGCTGGACTGCCTAATGCGCGGCGAAGCCCCCATGCTCGGCCACATCCTCTACACCCAGGTCCTAGACGACAACAACGCTCGCCACCGGACGCTGGGCATGCAAGCAGCATTGGCATGGGGCCGAGTCGCCGACGCCACAGTAGTCTACACCGACCTGGGCGTAACGCCAGGCATGGAGCACGGTATCGCCAACGCCAAGTTCTGCCAACGCCCCATCGAGTATCGCCAACTGGGAGCCTCCAATGCCAAACCATCACCCTAGCGCCATGAACAACCCCCGCGCCGCCCTCACAGGTCTGATCGTAGCGGGCGCCGCCTGGTATGGCGCGCCCGCCTGGCTCCAGCCTTGGCCCACTGACCTTACCACCCTCCACGGCACGGTCCAGCTCCCTGCTGGCGACAATAAGATCTACAAGCAAGGCCCCACCACCTACAAGGTGGACCCACTGCCTCAAGGCTCCAACCTAACTGGCCAGATGCGCGTCAGCGTCCGCCCTAACAGCGCCGAGCTAACCAACAACATCAATCCCATAGGGCCATTCCAACAGACAACGGTCCCCATCCAGCTCGACAGCACAGGCTACCTCCTAGTCTGCGTCGAGGGCGGCAAGTGCTCAGAGCCGACCAACCGATGGTACTGCACCACAGTCGGTAAACAGCTCTTCTGCCACAACAACCGGGAGTGAGCCATGACCATCATACTCCACATGCTACTCTGGTGCGCCATATTCTTCGTCATCAGCCTCATATTCAACCGCCTCTCCGGTCACATCATGGAGCATGAGATCACCAAGAAGGTCAAGGCCCAGCACGCCTACACCGAGAAGCTCCAGCACTACCTTGAGGAGCATGACAATGCCCTGGATCAACACTGCGACTGACCTCCTCGAGGGCCGCCGCCACCCCCAGCAGGAGCAGGTCTACAATGGCCTTGACTGCATGATCACCCTCGAGGTCCACGGCCATCTCACCCAGCTCATGGCTAAGGCGCCCGAGCCCCAGCGGACCTACGCCTTCGAGCGTGCCCTCCAAGGGCCGGCCCTCAGCATGATGCTTAGAGGCTTCCGCGTGGACCAGACTGAACGCCGCACCGCCATCGATGAGCTGGAAGCCCGCATCATCAAGCTCGGGGGGCGCCTACATTCCAGGAATAGGTTCGATCCAGAGTCCCAGCTGCAGCGGATAGCCTACGCGGTCTGGGATAAAGAGCTCAATCCTAAGTCACCCAGTCAGCTCATAGAGTTCTTCTATGGCAAGATGCGTCTGCCAGAGCTGTGGACCAGCCATAAGGGCGTCCGCAAGCTCTCGATGGATCGCGAGGCCCTAGAGCGCCTCAGCCTCTATCTCTACGCGCGGCCCATCATCAACCTAGTCCTCGACATCAGGGACCTAAGCAAACAACGCGAGGCGCTAATCACGGAGGTAGATCGCGATGGAAGAATGCGAACAAGCTACAATATCGCCGGAACGGAGACTGGGCGTTGGTCGTCTAGTGGAAACGCTTTTGGAACTGGAGGCAATCTTCAGAATATCGCCGACAAGCTC